GTGGCTATTATAGATACAATAAAATTCTTAATATTAATTAAATAATCGCTATTTGGAGTTCCTGATGTTTCATTTCTTTTATCATCTATTGCTGATGAATCTGATGTATCTGACATTACTTATATTAAAATGATATAAAATTTTGATTTATTTACTAAATCTAATATTTATATTATAATTGATTTTTATATAATATAAATATATATGAGTCTAACTCTTGAAAACTATAAATTTGTATTTTATATTTGCGTTACATTTATTTTATTTGTTTTATTAATGCAATGGTTTCAATATTTAACAAAAAATAATTATATTATAGAATGTTTTACAAATACAATGGCGGAAAGCAGCAAAACCAGTCATACAGTTAATTTACCATTAACAACCAGTTATAGTTGTAAAAATTTCTGCGGTCCTACTGCTAGATGTTCTGTAACCGGACAACAATGTTTAAGCGATAGTGACTGCCCTGGTTGCCAACCATATTCACCGCCTTTACCTAAAACAAGTGCGTCTGTTCCCGCTGCAAATGACGCTGGAAAATTAACTGTTGGTGTTACACCTACATATTCGCCTTTAACAAGTGGTTATGGCACACATGAGTTAGTTATTACTAAAGATTTAAATTCTAAAGCACCAACAGCTGCATTTGGCGTAGATATTTGGACGAAGGATTTTGAAGAGTCTAAAAAAATATTTGATAAGCGTTATAAGCCACCTCAATTACCATATATGCCCGATTATCCTAAACGTTATTCTTTAACAGGAGAGTTTCTTGAAGATGGACCTTATGCTTCAAATGCACCATTGCCAAAGGTTAAATAAACGTGTTGTTATTTTAAATATTTAATTTTATTATTAAATAAAATTGATAAAATTAAAATATAAATAAATAAGAATTATAAATATACAATGACAGATATTTGCTGTGAAGTTAATAATCAAATGGACGACCAAATTGATAATCAAACGGTGTTATCAGACATAACAGATAATACTACTTTATCTGATTTTGATAATAAATTTGCTGACATTTTCTTAAAATTAGAAAAAGAATTGAATTTACTCACAATTGAAAATATAAAAGAAAAACTTGTTGATTCGGGATTTACTTCAATTCCAAAAATGAAAAAAAAGGAGTTAATTGAACGCGTTTTGGAAAACTTTACTGACATTATGCTTTCTTTAAAAAATAAAAAATTAAATGAATTAAAAAGTATATGTAAACAGTATTGTATAAAAGGAATAACGTCAGCTAAAAAAGATGTACTAATTCTTCAAATTATGTCATATTTATCATTAAATTATAAATTTAGATTGATTGAATCTGATACTCAAACACAAACAACAAGTGAAGAAATTATTTCTCCTCAGTTATCTCTTATTGAACAACTTGAAAAACAAAAACAAGAAATTGAAAAAAAAATGCAAGAAGAAATTGAAAAAGCAAAAATTATTGAACTTGAAAAATTAAAACAAGAAGAAATTGAAAAAGCAAAACTTGCAGAAATTGAGAGATTAAAGCAAGAAGAGTTAGAAAAGGCAAAATTAGCAGAAATTGAGAAACAAAAACAAGAAGAAAAAGCTGAACTTAAAAGAAAAAAACAATCTATTCCTAAAAATGTAAGAATTATTGTATGGAATCACTATATTGGCGAAGACATAATTAAACATAAATGTTTATGCTGTAAAAAAGTAATTATTTCAAATACAAATTTTGAGGTTGGTCATGTTTTAAGTGAAAAAAATGGCGGCACTCACGAAATTAACAATTTAAGACCAATTTGCTTTGCTTGTAATCATTCGATGGGTGCTGAAAATATGGTTGATTTTGTTGTTAAATATGGATTATATATTGGTTAAACTTCTTCATCCTTTACTTCGTTTGAATCTGTATTAATTATTATTTTATTTCTCTCCATTTTTAAAAATAAAATTGTAACACAAACAAGCAAACTAAGACCAAATGCAGTAATTCTTATACTTAGATTTTCTAAATTTTTTTCTTCGTCATAATAATCATTATATAAATCAAATGAAAAATCGTCTGCAAAATTATACATATTTATATTTTAACTATAAATATATATTTATATTGGTTCATTAAATATAAAATATTAAAGAAATATATAATGAAAAAATCTAAAAAGCGTAGTCGTCGTTCATTAAAAAATAAAACAAAGAAATATAAAAGAGGAAAAACAAAAATGGGTGGTCACGAACATGAAGATTTGCCGCATTATCATTTATATATAAGGTCTCCAAGAGGAACTACTTATGAAATACCTGCACGATTTGCAAATACCAATTTAGAAAGAAATGTAGATGCAGCAACTATTGCAGATATTAAAGAATATGTTGAAAGCGAAGGTGTAAATAGAGATAAAGCCGGAATACAAAAACCATATACACTATTTTGGAAAGGTAAAAAATTAGAAGATTCAAATGTTAAACTCAGAAAAATTGTCGTTGAAGGAGAGAAATTACCATTGTATAGAGGAAATACAAAGGAACCTATTGTTGTTATATTAAATGAAGACATTGGCGACCCTGTATGGTTTGAAGCACACGACATTGATTGGAGAGATCCTAATACACCGCGTTAATATTTTAATTAAGAATAGTTTGATTATTATATAACTATATTTATATAATAATGAGTAATTTTGTTAACCAAGTAAATCTTCCGGGTATTAACCAATATGAAGATATTATTAATATTATAGCTCAAGCAAGAAAAATAATGATGGAACCAACAGGTAATAATGCGCGTGATAATTTAGCTGCTGCAAGTTATTTAGAAAGGTCTTTATCAGCTTCTGGATGGAATGAAGCATCTCAGGGAGGGAAGGCTGTATTAATAACAAATCTAGCAGCAACTACAAAAAGAAATTTAATAAACTACTTAGATAATGAAGATCCAAGTATGACAACTGAGAATACAATTCGTAATCTTATTAGAGATATAGATAATTTTTTAAATAATTTTATTAATACTAACGATATTGGTGCAGTTGAGGCTGCTGGAGGACGTCGTAAAAAATCTAGAAAGCTAAGAAAAACTAAGAAGTTAAAAAAATCAAAGAAGTTAAAAAAATCAAAGAAGTCTAAGAAATATAGAAAATAAATTTATTACGAATAATTAATAATAATGATATTATTTTCTACTATTTGCAGTAATATTTTTTGAAATTGCTTTAGTATCTACATTGTTAATTAAATTTTTAGTTTTATATTCACCACAAGGTCCACAATGATCTTCATTTGATAATGCAATCTTACGATTTAATCTTACATTACATTTTTCAAGTTGCCATCTTCCAAGAGGAGTACATAGCGTATGTCTAGGAATAAATATATTTCTTAATACTGATAAAATTCGCATCATTCTTATATAATAATTATGTTCTTCATTATATTTATTATATTTGTTTCAATTTTATTTTTAAATAACTTAAAAAGCACTTAAATAAAATTTATTGACTATCGCTAACGCTTTAAACAGCATACATAAGCGCCGCATTACCACCAATAAATGTTACCATATTAACTCTCTCTTCAATTAAATACATATTAAAATTATAATCATAGATACGCCAAGTTGGTTTATTTATACCTACAATCTCTCCAGTAGTTGGATCGCAAATTGTTAACACTTGCGCATATGGGTCTACCGGCGGCACAATTGTAGTAAATTCAAATTGGACGTTAGTAAATCTACTCATATTCATTGCTCCTGATGGCTGCGTTGAATATGGACTCGTATCCAAGCAAAAGTTATAACAATATAATCCAGGCGGTGCTGCACCTGCTGTTCTTGTGTATTTTTCAACATAATTATATACTCCTGCAGGTAATATATTCTCTCTATATTGTCCGTCCAACAATATTCCAAGAGCCAACAATATTTGCTTTAAGTTTTGAGGATTATATATTCCAGATATATACAAACCACTTAACGTGCCATCTGGATTTAAACCTGGACCTAAAAGTGGTGGATTAGGTGGTGATGGTGCGGGATTTGGATAGTTACCTGCAGTTGATGCTGGGCTAACATCTTGCGGCATATAATTATAAGGCCAATTGGTGTAATTCGACCATTGATTACGTAAATTTGCGTCACTACGTTGAAAATAAAACATCCAACTGATTACCATACCAATGGAATCTAAATCGATTTTATTTGCTCCTGTTACATTGTAATAAGGTTTTTCATAAACTTGTTTAATCAAATATTTTTGCTCGTTCTTTGCAAAGATTTCCGCTTCATCATTCGAGAGAAAGCAATAAGTACAATTTAAGTGAATATCCGCATTCCAGTTTGTTCTTGTATCCACATATGAAGTTGGTCCCAATTCTTCGTCAGGTGGTGTTTGAAGAAATCTGTAAAACTGCATATAAAATTGGTTGAAATTGGGCGCGACTACAGGAAAATTATTGGTATAATCCATAACATCGCGAATTGTGAACCACTCGTTAATTGGTCTAAAAGTTACATTAATTTGTAATTCGTTATATTGTAAAGCAATTAAGGGAAATGCTTGCGTTGTAACAAGACTAAACCAAGAGCCAAGTGGAATATAAAGTATGCGTCCCATTATAGAAGGCTGCGCCCCTGCTGGACTTGTCGTATAAAATGCGCTAGGATATGCGTTTACACGTGCGCCGGAATTTGCTGGGTCGTTTAACTCTGGCACATTGCCTATCATCTCGTCAAATAAGGTCAACTTTTGCCCTGAAAAATCCCTTCTTGCGGAGTTTAAAATATATTGGCCGGAATATTGTTGTAATTGTTGGTTGCCACACGTAATTGTAATGTGGCTAATAATTTGTGCGCCTAAATTTTCAATCCATTGGAATTCATAGGGCGCCCAATTTGTGTAAACTGTGCTGCCATCTGCTTGCGGAACTGCTTGTGGTGGCATAATTGGACTCCATATATTAGGCAAATTTATAGAAATGTATGTATCCATAAGGAGATCCGCATAGCGTTTTACCTTAAATGTAAAAGTAGATTCAGTTGTGAGACCTAAAGATGGTGTGCCTTCGTAATCCAAACGAAAATTTTGCTTACCAAAGTTTGTGTATTTTTTATATGTTGCTTTCCAAAAAGATTTACTTGGATTTGAGTTAAGTATTACGTTTTGTTGCCCTACTGCGACTAGTTGCATTAATCCTCCAGCCATAATTAATATATATTAATGCTATTATTTAATTCTTAATTTCATCATAATATAATTTAATTATTCTTCTAAAATTAAAAATAATATATTATATTAGATAGTTATGTCAACAAATTCAACAGATTATTTAAGCGCAATAAAGGGTCTTGATGAAGATTTCCAAAGTTATGTTATAATTGCCTTTACATTTATTATTTTGATTGTATTTATTGGATATATGATTTACTTAACTAAATTAGAAAAAGGAGAATGTAGTTATATGAATAATTTATATTCATCCATCGATGGTAATATAAGACCTATTAATTCAAACGATTCTGACTGCAGCGGTAACTTATGTGATTATTATATTAAAACGGCTTACAACGCTTGCAGTGGTGGCAGTTATAAGAATGATTTCGTAGATGTTTGCAATTTAAAGGCAGTTATCGGTCAAGGTGTTCGCTGTCTTGATTTTGAAATTTATTCAATCGATAATCAACCCGTTGTTGCCACCAGCACAAACGATAGTTATTTCATTAAGGAAACATTTAACTCGGTTCCATTTGGCACTGTAATGGATACAATTAACGGCTACGCATTTTCAGGCGGAACTTGCCCGAACCCTACCGACCCCTTAATTATTCATTTAAGAATTAAAAGTAATAATCAAAAGATGTATACCAATTTAGCCACAATATTTAAGTCTTATCCAAATTTAATGCTTGGCAAGGACTATAGTTTTGAAAATTCTGGCAAAAATTTAGGATTAAATCCATTATTATCTTTTCAAAATAAGGTCATCTTAATTGTAGACAAAATTAATAATTCGTTTTTACATAATGACGAGTTTTTAGAATATGTTAATTTAACAAGTAATTCAATTTTTATGAGAGGATATAACTACTACAATGTTAAAAATAGTCCTGATACTCAAGAACTAAGTAATTATAATAAAACAGGTATGACAATTGTTTTTCCTGATAGCGGCAGCGCACCTAGTAATCCAAGTGGTCTTTTATGCCGCAATTATGGTTGTCAAATGGTCGCAATGCGCTATCAATTGGTTGATAATTTCTTGATGGAAAACACAGGATTTTTTGACGAAGGTGGATACGCATTTTGCTTAAAACCAGCGGCATTACGTAATCAACCTGTTACTATTCCAACACCAACACCACAAAATCCACAATATTCTTATGCTACAAGAACAGTGTCAACAGATTATTATAGTTTCAAGACTTAAAATCATAATTTTTCAAGATTTTTCGAGTTTCATTTATATTTATTGTAAAAAAAATAATAATTATAATTTGTATAATTATTATTATCATGTCAATACCTTATATAATTATAGAAGCAAGACCTAGCACATATTTGCCCTCTATTATCTATATAAAGGGAATTATAGAGGAATATAAAGTTAAAAATTATTTATTTGATTCGTTAATTGAATTTATACAGAGAGAAACAGCATTTTCAAATATAAATACACTTGAAAAGGTACAAATGTTTTGGAATTATTTTTATAGTAATGGATGTATGAAAAATAAACCTTGGGAGGCTTTTATAATTAGAAATGGTAATTGGGAAACTGTTATGTTTGAAAATGAAGAAATATTATATGGTTTATTAAATAAAAAATATAACAATTATGAAGAAGAAGCAATTAAAGGTGATATTATAATTGAAGACGATTTTGACTTTTATATCTCATCAGATGAAAATGGGGATTAATGGATTTTTCTTTTCTTATTCGAATCTGCAGACACATTTATCTCGTCGTTTTTATTATTATTATTATTATTATTATTATTATTATTATTATTATTATTATTATTATTATTATTATTTTTATTACTGATATATTCATCTAATTCTTTGTTAATTTTAATATTTTTAAGAACTTCATCTACAATGCCTTTAAGGCGTGTTTGAATAGTCCAATTACTTTCACATGCAATAGATTCACAGCATAAACAATCTATATTTTTTAGTTCTTTTAACGCAGCCTTTCTCTCGTTATTTGCATAAACCAAAATTTTAGAGTAGGGTTCGCCATTTAGTTCAATGGTTGGCGGCTTAAAAGGAAAAGATCTATGAAGTATAATTCCTATAACGTGACATTCAGCAATAACATTAATAACCGGAACTTTTGAATAGTCGTCAAATGCTACTATAAAAATAGAATATGTTTCAGACAAATCTTCTAAGTCCTTAATAAGTCGTCTTCTATAAACATTGCCGCAAAAAGAAGCAATTTTATCTGATAATTCGGGTTTTAACACAGGTTCTAATATTGATGTCATTTTATTTATTATTTATAGTGTTATCCTTTTAAATTTTGATTAATATATATTATTTTTTTTTATATTAATCTAACCTATATATAAGAAATAAAAATGAAGGAAAAAAACGTTTGTAAAGATTTAACATTTAACGATTGCGAATTGGCTATTTTGCGTATGGCAGTTGATAAAGCCGAAGAAAAAATGGCAAAACGTATTGTTAATTCAGACGATATTAAGCGTATTATTCATATTGTAGAAAACTTTATAAAAATGAAAAATCTAATTTGTTATGGTGGAACCGCAATCAATAATATATTACCAGAAGAAGACCAATTCTATAATAAAGAATTAGAAGTTCCTGATTATGATTTTTTCTCTGTTGATGCGTTAGATGACGCAAAGGCGCTTGCCGATTTATACTATAAAGAAGGCTTTACTGATGTTGAAGCCAAATCCGGTCAGCATCACGGCACATATAAGGTTTATGTTAATTATATTCCTGTTGCAGATATTACTTATTTGCCTAAGGAAATATATAACGCATTAAAACAAGACGCTATTCAAGTAGGCGGAATTTTATACACACCACCCAATTATTTAAGAATGTCAATGTATTTAGAATTATCCAGACCAGCAGGCGATATAAGTAGATGGGAAAAGGTAATGAAACGCTTAACATTATTAAATAAACATTATCCTATTACGGACATTAATTGCGGACAAGTTGAATTTCAAAGAGATATGGAGGTTCCAGATTTTGAAGATAAAATATATGACGTAATTCGTAACACATTTGTTAATCAAGGTGTGGTGTTTTTTGGCGGTTATGCGCTTTCTCTCTATTCTCAATATATGCCTAAGAATCAAAGACGCAAAATTGAAAAATTACCAGATTTTGATGTTTTATCCAATGATCCTGAAACAACCGCGCAAATTGTTAAAGAGCGCTTAAAAGACGTTGGAATTCATAATGTTAAGATTGAAAAGAGAGAACCTATTGGTGAAGTGGTTCCTCTTCATTATGAAATAATGATTGGTAAAGATAGTGTTGCGTTTATTTATAAGCCTATTGCGTGTCATAGTTACAATAATATTAAAATTGCAGGACAAAAGGTAAAAATTGCCACAATAGATACTATGTTAAGTTTTTATTTGGCGTTTTTATATGCGAATAAGCCTTATTATAATGATTTCTTAGAAAGAATTTTATGTATGTCAAAATTTCTTTTTGACGTCCAACAAAAAAATAGACTTTCACAAAAAGGTTTATTACGTCGTTTTAGTGTTACATGTTATGGACACCAAGAATCTGTTGAAGAAATACGCGCACATAAAGCGGAAAAATATAAAGAACTTAAAAAATCCGGCGATAAAAATGCATTTGAAGAATGGTTTTTGAATTATAAGCCTGATGAAATTAACTCAAAAAACAAGAAAGATAATGAAAATGGAGAGAAAAAAGAAAATGGAAAAAAGAAAAAGGAAAAGAAAACTGGTAAAAAAGCTAAAAAAACTAAAAAGAAGAAAGGTATTTTGGGCTTATATGGCGGCAAAACATGTAAAAAATATTATTGATCGGGATAACAAACATCGCCATAGCAATGGTCTAATTTATCTTGAAATGTAACACGCTTTCCTGAGCCACCAAATTTGGTATATAAAAAGTATCCTAATAATAGAACACCTATAACTGCAAATACGTACATATACATAGAAGAATTACTTTCGCCACCTTCTTGCGCAACATTGTTATTTAATGCAAATGTTGAATCAGTAATATCTATTTCATCCATTTTACAAATAGAAAATATTAATTGTCTTAAATTTAAACTAATTTTATAAATAAAATTTTATAAATAAAATTTTATAAATAAAATTTTATAAATACAATTATAAACAATAGTTCTCTAAAAGTATTACAAAAATATCATATGAAATTTTTGACATTATTTTATATGCTACATTTTCCTTAAATTCATCAGGAATTCGCGACTTTATAAACATTATACAATGTATAATATAAATACAAATCTTTTCAAATAAGAGTTTACAATTGTTAAATGCTATATAACTATAATTCCAATCATTAACATAACTACACATAGAAGTATTACATTCCTTTATAAAAAATCCATGTATATCCAACAATCCCGAAAGAATGCGATGAAAATTGGTTTTCTCATTTTTAACATTAAATAAATAACCTACTTTATCGCTTCCGTATAAATCTAAATACAATATTTTATTTTCTCTCTCTTTAAAAATAAATGGCACAATACCATCAATATATTTATTTTCATATAACAAATTACCATCAATTAAATAAGGAACATAACTGGATTTTATAACACTATTTATAATTTCATCTACAGATTTATAGGTTGATTTTACCCGTTTTTCGCCGGTTTTAATATTATTATATGAAATGAATAGTCTATTATTTACATTTTCTAATAAATTTTTCGGTATTCTCTCTTTAACATGTTTTTTAATCTCTTTTAAACATGACAATTGCATTTTATTCTTAAATTCATTGCTAATTATGTCATATAACTTAGGCATTAAATCTAACCCATCAATAAAATAAAGAAATGCAACAATTGAGCCCACACTACAGCCAGATATTCTATTAATTTTTATATATTTTCTTCTCTCCATTTCTTTTAAAAAATATAATGCGCCAACATGGTAACTTCCGTTAAATACGCCGCCGTCTAAAACTAAGTCAATTGTTTCTGGTTCCGCACGATTTTTAATTTTATCTGGTAAGTTTTCTATTAATTTGCTTATATATTCATTTATCATTTATTATAAATAAGAATTAACTAATTTATAATAAAACGTATTTTATTTTAATATTTTTACCTTTTTTATTTTATTTTCTATTTTCCAACAATCTATTTATAAATGACTCCTTTTCTTTATGAGAAACATACATATTAATTATTTCTGCAGGAGAATAAAAATGTTCTTGAACTTGTTGTAGTAAGTCTTTGTCAATATTATTTCCAAATAAATGGTTATACATTTCTGCAATTACATTATGACTTGCGTTGCTTAATTCGTGCGTAATATCAATTCTACCAGGTCTAATTAATGCGGGGTCTAATTTATCATAATGATTTGAAGAAATTACTAAAATTCTACCAGGTGTTTCCCTAATACCATCCCATAAATTTAAAATATCATCCAATGTTATTAAATCAGAATTAGATATTGTTGATACAGTTGGAATTTTTGAAGTTCCTGTTTCATTTAACTCACAAATGCTTTGTAAAACATCACCAATTTTAACAGTATCTAAATTAATCTCCTTATCTTTTACAGAAGTTTTTTCCTTATCCTTATCATTTTTTAAACTACGATTCAACACAATATCACCCACACAGTCAATATCTTCAAAAACAATAATTTTTTTATCAAATGAAATATCACCCTTTGTATTATCTTCATTATATGTATTTTCAAAAAAGAATTGCTCCAATTGTCGTTTGGTTTTAATTAATTTAAGCGAAATAACAATAATATGGCGATTGGTATAATTTGCAAGCGCTTTAATAAAACTAGTTTTGCCAGTGCCTGGAGGACCATGTAGTCCAATGCCAAGCGAATATGGAATACCTTTTTCATAATACCATTCGCGATTATTTAAGAAAAAATCGATTTTATTAATAATTTCCTTTTTACCGTCAAAAAATATGTTATTAAATGTGCGTGCACTTTCAAACAAGTCTTCTCTCCAACAATCAAAAATATCTTCATCTTCCGTTTTCTCAACTTTATTTAAAAAATAAATAAACTTTTTACCAGTTCTATTTGACTTAATAGAAGACAAATAATTACTTGTAATATTGTCAATATAATCTTTAAGATAACTTACAGAATATTTATAAGAATAAACAGTAATTGTAATTCTGTCCGTTTTTGCGTTTATTTTTGTTTTTTCATTACTTGTTTCCTCTTGGTTTATTTCCGCATGAACGAAAATGTCTTCATCTATTACAAAGTGTTTATTTTGATAGACCATAAAAATATCCATATTTTTTCTTCTATCATCATCGTCTGATGTTTGATAATTACTATGGGTTTCCTTAATACATCTTATGGTGTCATTGTTCTTTATATTTTTAATAATATAGCACCACATAGCCTTAAATCTGTCACTATATGCAGACGATGTATTTAATACTGAACTATATGCTGAAATAACTGAACTACGACGACCTTCAATAACAACTTCATTTTTGTTGTAAAAATAGGTTTTAATATTATCAAATGTAAATTTTTGCGTTAGTTTATCAATTGCGTTGAAATAAATATAATTTATTACAAAACTAAATGCGCTAATTACAAGTGATGATATAACCGCATCGTATGCTGGATTACCTGTTTTAAAATAATTAAATATTGTCATTCTTGTTGTTGCTTCATAATTGTTTTTTATTGTTTCCATAAATTCTACCATTGGTTAAATATATTTAGCCTTAAATCTTTAAGTAAATACAATATATTTTATTTCATTATTATATAATGGCTACAAAACATAAAAGACATGTTCGTAAGGAAACTAAAAAAAGAAGAAATGTTGCAAAAGGTCGCACTGCAAGTTTAAGAGAAAGATTTGCGAACAATAGAACATCTTCTGTTCGTAAATTAAGAAGTCAAGGTTTCAAGAAAACCAGCACCTATAAAAAGTCATCCTCTTCTAGTCCAAATAGATATGAATCAATTGCACCTAAAGAAGTAAGAATTAATACACCTGAAAATCAAATTTATGAATATTATTTGGCGTCGTCAGAAGAGAACTGGAAACATGCAGAAAAAGACAAAAGTATTCCAATTTGTAAAAAGAAACCACATAAAAGACATCATTTCCCTTGTAGAAGAAAGAATACAGTATTTAATAGCAAAAAGGAATATGAAGATTATGAATTTATGAAAGATATTAGAAACGAATCAACCAACTTTAAATCTAGAAAAACCCACTATGATGACATAGATTCAATGTTAATGCTTCAAGGTGATGAATTGTATCGCATTGATAGTAGTAGTGACAGCGATGAAGAAAAATAAATTTGTTGCTATATAAGTCGCACTTAGTCGCTTTATCAGTCGCACTTCGTGCTTTATCAGTCGCACTTCGTGCTTTATCAGTCGCACTTCGTGCTTTATCAGTCGCACTTCGTGCTTTAAAATGCTCCAAAATGTGCCGTAAATTTATTTAATCCATAAAACAAGGTTCCAAATAATACACTTGAAAACAAAAATCCATTTATATTTAAATTACCATCATTTGAAAAAAGGATTGGAAAATAGCTGTATAAAAACTTTCTAAAAAATGGCAATTGAAATAAAAAATATAAAACCGCTAATAAAAGTGGTGTTTGAATTTCATTATACATATCGTCTAATGAATTTTGTCTTTGTTTATTCGCATTATATTTATCAACCATATCTGAAGTTTGCTCGTAATTTTTAATATAATCGTCGTGATTTTGAGGTGGAGGTGGCACATAATTTGGTTGGACGTGCGGGTCTGTGCTATGTGCGGTTGTATTCATTGGAATA